CGACACCTTCGCCGTACCCCGAGGTCGAGAAGGGCGACCGCTATCGGTGCTTCGATTGCGGCGCGTTACAAGAGGCCGCCTCGACGCGCGAGGAGATGATCGCAGAAGCCGAACGCGAGGGGGTCGCGACGACGGCGGCGGCTCTCGGGCCCGATTGGGAAATCGTCCTCGTGTGTGACGACTGCTATCAGCGACGCGCGAAGGGTGTCTCGTGACGCCTCGTCGAGGGGGGGACATGACGCTGCCACTTTCATCCGTATGGATCGCGTACTGCACGGGGTGCGGCGTCATGTTCTCGGACACGACGAGTTACATGCGAGAGATCCCCGCCTTGCTCATCGAGCATCGACAACTCAAGTGCGCGCGGTGCGAGAGCGCGCCGATCAAGGCCGCGGAGTTCGCGCCGACGGGAAGAAAAACCCCATGACGATCGCCGACGTTCTCGAAGGCCGCACACGCTGGCACGTCGAGCAAGGCGATTGCCTCGACGTCTTGCGCTCCATGCCCGACGCTTCGGTCGACGCGCTCGTCACCGATCCGCCGGCCGGCATCGGGTTCATGGGCAAGACGTGGGACACCGACAAGGGCGGGCGCGACGTTTGGGTCGCATGGCTCGCCGCTCGAATGCGCGAGGCGTTGCGCGTAATGAAGCCGGGCGCTCACGGTCTCGTTTGGGCGCTGCCCCGCACGTCGCACTGGACGGCGTACGCACTCGAAGACGCGGGGTTCGAGATCTGCGATCGCAAAGCGCACATCTTCGGCTCGGGGTTTCCGAAGAGCGTCGACCTCGTCGGCTCCGCGATCGCCGCCGGCCGGCCGTATCCGAACCCGGACCCCGACGCGTATGCGCTGATCGATTGGATGCGAGAGAACCGCGACGGCTACGGAACCGCGTTGAAACCGGCCGTCGAGGATTGGTGGCTCGTTCGCAAGCCGAGGCGCGACACGATCGTCGGCGTCGTGCGAGCTCACGGAACGGGTGCGCTCAACATCGACGCGTGTCGAGTGCCGCACGCCTCGGCGAAGGACCTCGAAGCACACTCCGCGGGCGTCGCTGCGATCAAGGCGCGCGGCGGATCCATGGACGGTTCTTGGAAGAACGCGAGCGACCTCTCGGGCGCAAGCGACGTGACGGCGCTCGGTCGCTTCCCTTCGCATCTTCTGCTGTCGCACTCCGATGGGTGCGAGCTCGTCGGGACGAAGCGCGTCAAAGCTTCGCCGGCTTGGTACGACACCGATCGCCCCGCCTCGCTCTTTACCGGCGCGGAGACGTCGACGGTGCACCATGCCGACGGCGACGGCTTCGAGCTCGTCGACGATTGGCGATGCATCGAAGGGTGTCCCGTCAAGCTTCTCGACGCCGACGAGGGCGGGGCGTCTCGTTACTTCACAACGTTCGCGCCGTTCTTCTACACCGGCAAAGCGAAGCGCACCGACCGCGAGAAGGGGTGCGAACACTTGCCAGGTAAGAGCGGCGCCGAGCTCACCGGGCGCAAGAGGGGATCGCCCGGTCTCGATAACCCGCGCTCGGGCGCGCAACGTTGGGACGATCGGAAGAACCATCACCCGACGGTCAAGTCGACGGACCTCATGCGCTGGCTCGTCAAGCTGATCACGCCGCCGAACGGGATCGTCGTCGACATGTTTTGCGGGTCGGGATCAACCGGCGTCGGTTGCTCGGCCGAGGGGTTCCGCTTCATCGGGATCGACGCCGAGGGGGACTATGTCGAGATCTCGCGCGCCCGGATCGTGGGCGACGCGCCGCTACTCAACGTCGGAGGGTTGCGATGACAGCGTTACACGAACCCGTCGATTGGCTCGGAGCCGAGCTCTCTCGCTTGCAATTCATGATCAACTTGCAACTCGGGCGATGCGAGTCGCCGATCGAGCAAACCATGATGCTCGCCCTCTTGCGCCTTCAAGGCGCCCAATGGGCCTTCAACCTTCCAGCACACGGGCCACACCCGTTCGCGTTGATCGATGGCGTCGAGTACGGCCCCGGAGCGCTGCACTGTCAACACTACGTCGGTCGATACCGACTCGACTTCGCAATCGTTCTCGACCGGAAGTTCATCGCCATCGAGGTCGACGGGCATGATTTTCACGAGCGGACGAAGGAGCAAGCCGCGCGCGACAAGGCTCGCGATCGTGCACTGATCACCGCCGGCTGGACCGTGCTGCGGTTCAGCGGTTCCGAGGTGTGGCGCGATGCGTTCCGTTGCGTGCAAGAGGTGCAAGAGTTGCTTCGGCAAGACGGAAGCGGGACCGAAGCAAGTGCTAGGGCCCTTGCTTGCCAAACGGTGGACGCATGACCTGGTTCAAGATCGACGACAAGAGCACGTTCCATGCGAAAATCGTGGACGCTGGTAACGAGGCGTGGGGCGCGGTGTGTCGTGCCGGCGCGTGGAGTTCGGAGCGACTGACCGACGGCCGGGTGCCATGGCCGATCGCGCTAGCCATCGCCTCGCGTTCCGTTTGGAATCGCGCATTCAAGGCCGGCCTATGCGACGCGGTCGGCGATGGGGAATTTCAGATACACGACTACCTCGATTGGAATCCGAGCCGCGACGAAGTCCTTAGACTCCGTGCACTTCGGTCGGATTCGGGCCGGACCGGCGGAAAACGCCGCCATGCAAAACCCAAAGCCGCCGTCAAGCCGTTGCTTAAGCAAGTGCCAACCAACGGCGAAGCAAAAATCAACCCCGATCCCGATCCCGATCCCGTACCCAAAGAAGAAGAAGAGGCGGCACGGCTCCCCGGGTTAGCCATGCTCGAGACCGAGATCCGCCGGCACGACCTCTTCGCCGATCTCGATGCCCATGCGATCGCCAAGTCTCAAGCCGAGCGCTTGATCACCGCGCCGCAAAAGCCGGAATGGCTCGTCGAGGCGATCAGAGAATGCGCCGAGAAGAACGTTGGGCAAGGTCTCCAAAACGGCGCGCTGCAATCGTTGCTCGTCGGGTTCATGCGACGAGCGAAGCGACCGAAAGCGCCCGAGCCCGAGCCGCCCAAGGTCGAAGACTTTAGCCTCGAGAAATATCGGAGGAAACGATGAGCGACGTTGCCGGTCGCATTCCGCCGCACGACCTCGACGCCGAGGCCGCCGTGCTCTCGGCGATCCTTCTCGAACCCGACGCGTTCGACAAGGTCATCGAGTTCCTTCGTCCCGAGCGCTTCTATTCCGAAGCGAATCGCCGTGTCTTCGAAGCTGCCGCGGAGCTGCATCGCAAGGGGATCCGGATCGACGTTGTCACCGTGGCCGGCGAGCTCCGCGATCGCGAGCGTCTCGCGCAAGTCGGAGGGTCCGCCTATCTCGCGATGCTCGTCGACGCTATCCCGTCGGTGTCGAACCTCGTCGCCTATGCGCAAGCCGTCCAAACGAAGTGGCGCGTTCGCGAGGTCATCTCGACATGCCAGCGGGTCGCCGCGGAAGGCTATGGCGACATCGGCGACGCGTCGACGTTCTTGACCGAAGCGGAGCAATCGATCTACCAGGCCGCGCACGTCGACGAGGTCAACGACGAGAAGACGATCGGCGAATGCGCGTCGGTTGCCTACGATCAGATCGTCGAAGCGTACAACCGAGGCGACAAGATCATCGGGCACCGAACGCACCTCGCGCCGCTCGACGATATCCTCGGCGGTCTCCGCGACGGCAAGCTAACGATCGTCGCCGCCGCGCCCGGCATGGGAAAGAGCGTCCTCGGGCAGACCATCGCGATCAACGTCGCGAAGCACTCCGGCGGCTTGCTCGGGGTCCAAGTGTTCACGCCCGAGATGCCCGACGACGAGCTAGGCGAGCGTTCGATCGCGTCCGAGGCGAAGATCGACTCGGTCGCTTTTCGTTGCGATCTCGACTCGCGCGCGTGGGACGGGATCCTGTACGCGGTGAGCGAGCTACACCGGTATCCCGTTTGGGTCACCGACGACGCCGACATCACGACGACGAAGATCCGCGCGCGCGTGCGTCGCCGGCAACACGAGTTCAATCGGTACGACGAAGCCGGGCGCCCCGTGCGCCGGATCGCCGTGGTCATCGTCGATTACTTGCAGTTGATCAACACAATGCAGAAGAAGGGGCAGACACGCGAAGAGGCGCTTAGCAACGCGACGCGCGAGCTCAAGGTGATCGCCAAGTCGCAGCGCGTCCACGTCGTCGCCATGTCGTCATTGAACCGTGCGATCGCCACGCGGCAAGACAAGCGGCCGATGCTCTCGGACCTTCGCGAGTCGGGCGCGATCGAGTTCCATGCTGACAACGTCGTGTTTCTCTATCGCGAAAGTTACTACGACCCCAAGGTCGCCCTCTCCGACGAGGTCGAAGTGATCGTCGCGAAGCAACGCGGCGGACCCACGGGGAAGGTCAAGCTTCGGTTCAACCGAGGGCAAAGCCGGATCGAGAATCCGCGCGCCGAGGACGTCGATGCACCGTATCTGCCGCACTGGAGTGAAACCGAGAAGGGAGCCAATCCGCAATGAAAAGCAGCGAAGCGAAGTTGTTTGAACACGAAGAGAAAGAGATGAGCGACACGGAACGAACCAAGGTGTCGGCCGCACTCGCCGAGATCGATCAGGAGATCAAATCCGTCAAACAGGAAAAGCGCGACATCAATTCGAAGTATCGCGTTCGAATCAACGACCTCGAAAAACGGCAAGACGTCCTCTCGCGGCAGATCATCGATGGCGTCGTCGAGTTGTCGTTCGAGGTCACCGAGCAACCCGACGACGAGGCATTGAAGATCAACGTCATCCGCAAAGACAACGATGAAAAGATCTCGTCGCGCCCGATGACGGAGCCCGAGAAGGAAGCCGCGCGCAAGCGCAAGCAACTCGTAATCGCCGGCACCGAGGACGACGGCGGCGTGATCGACGACGACGCAATCCCCGCGGGCGCGGTGCGGGCCGGGCGCTCGAGCAAGACGGGGTCGAAGCGCAAGGGAGGGAAAAAGTAAAATGCGTTTGGACCCTGAGCATCGCAAGTCGTGCTCGTCGTGCGGCGCCCCGATCGTTTGGGCGACGATGGCGACGGGCTCGCGGATGCCCGTGGACTTCGAGCCGTCGGAGGGCGCGAACGTCGTGCTCTTCGACGGCCCGAGTGGTCTTATGGGCGTCGTCGTTCACGGCAACGCATTCGCTCACAAGCCGCGGCACCGCTCGCACTTCGCGACGTGTCCGAACGCTGATGAGCACCGCCGCGCACGCGCGCAGCGGGACGAAGAGCGGTGTGCGCGCAAGCGTCCAGAGTTGCCGTACATCAGCGCCGGCTACGGGAAGCGCTCATGAACCCGCGTCGTCGCCGTCACCAGCGGATGGCGCGCAAGCGGCGCAATCTGCATATCGAGATCGACGACCTCGTCGCCAAGCTCGATCACTTACAGCCGCACGACCTCGTCACTTACGTCGACGATCACACCGTCGCGCTCCATGCGGAATCGGAGACGATCGCGGGGCGCATCGAGCTCGTCGACGACGACTGTGACGATCCGGGGTGCGGCCTATGACTCGCGTCCTTGGCTTCGACCCTGGCACCTCGAAGCACGGATGGTGCCTTATCGACGTCACGATCCGCAGCGCGCCGATCTGGGTGCAAGGCGGACACTCCGAAGAGCCGTTCATGCTCTTGGACACCTACGCGCCCGATCCGAATCTCCTCGTCGTCGTCGAAGAGCCGCGCGGAGCCTTGCACGTGCCCAGCGGGAACATCGCCGAGTTGCAATCGCGCGCGATGTCCCTCATGGGCACGTGCTGGCAAGGCGGGGAGATCTACGGCTACGCGCGGGCGAAGGGGTTCCCGTGCCTCAAGGTCGGCCAAAACGAGTGGCGCATCGCGCTGATCGGTAACCCGCGATCGGGGCAGAATCGCGATCACCTTGTCGAGGCGGAGCTTCGGAGATCCGTGCGGCAAATGCCGACAAGGTCCTCGGTGCACGCGCGAGACGCGGGGGGGATCGCCGTCGTCGGGTCGCGCATGTGGCTCTCGGGTCGCTACTCGGTCGACCGCGTCGTTCACCTATCAAGCCGAATCGAACGCGCACCGTTAACCCCGGTGCCTCACCCGTCACACACGAGGGAACGATGATCACCGAAGAACAGAAGAAGCAAGACGCTCAAACCGTATTCACCGCACGCCAAGCCGACGACCGCGTTCGGCTCGGGGTGCAATGGCCGAAAGAGGGGAGCGACGACGAGACCCTCATGCGCAAGGCGCAATGGGATCTACCTGTGCTCACCGCGATCATGATCGCGATCGGCCTACTGCAAGGGGTCGTTGCCGTGCTGCGATTGGGGCCGGCTCTCGCCAAAGCAAAGGCGTTGAAAGCCATGGCCCAATCGAAGGCCGCCGACCTCAAGGCCGCCACCATGGGCAAGCGTGAAAGCAATGCACCACATGCCGACGAAGACGCTGCCAATGGGCACCTCGAAGACGCGATCAGCGCAGCGATCGACGAAGCTTCGGTCGAAGGCGCACCGACGGACGACTCACCTACACATGGCCCCCCCCGTACAGTGACAACGGCGCCGAGCG